CTAAAAAACAAAATCCATTTCTAAGCATGTCAATATGAAATTCATGGAATATTTAAAAGAGAGTAAAGAAGGTAAGAATGTTCACTTGGAACATCTTGAAGATAATGTACTAAATCATGGAGTTACAGGTGCACGTGAAGCAATAGATTTTCTGCGTTCTTTACGCAATATGCTTGCAGGTCACACAGGCACAAAAATGAATGTGACTACAAAATGGGATGGTGCACCAGCTATATTTGCAGGTACAAATCCAGAGAACGGTAAGTTTTTTGTTGGTACTAAATCAGTGTTTGCAAAAAATGCAAAATTGAATTATACTGATGATGATATTGATGAAAATCATCCAGGTGAAGGACTCAATCAAAAACTCAAACTTGCACTTGCATTCTTACCTAAGTTAGGTATCAAAGGTGTACTGCAAGGTGATATGATGTTCTCAAAAGGAGATATCAAACATGAGACAATCGATGGAGAAGATTATATCATCTTTCAACCAAATACAATCGTATATGCAGTCCCAACAAAATCAAAGTTGGCACAAACAATGCTTGCTGCACAAATTGGCGTGGTATTCCATACATCGTACTCTGGTAAAACACTTGAGACAATGAAAGCATCGTTCAACATTGACATCGGACATTTGAAAACAACTAAAGATGTTTGGTTTCGTGATGCATCATTTACTGACGCATCTGGTTCTGCAACATTTACCGAAGAAGAAACTGCTGCAATCACATCAATTCTTTCACAAGCAGGGCGTGTGTTTCAATCTATACCAGCACTGACATTGAATCGTATTGCTGCATCCGAAACGTACATGACGCAAATCAAAACATTCAATAATACCAAAGTTCGTGAAGGTAAAAAAATTGCTGATACCAGAATCCATACACAAGAACTGATCAATTGGGTTGAAGCAAAGATGAACAAAGAAGTTCTTGCAGCAAAAAAAGAAGATACAAAACAAAAGCGTTTGAAAGAAAAGAATGAAGTGATGCGTTTCTATCGTTCAAATGCAATCCAGTTAAAACAAATATTTGATTTGATGAATCTAATTGTTGATGCCAAGTTGATGATTATCCGTAAACTTGAAACAATTAGGAGCATCGGAACGTTTGTACGTACCGATGACGGCTTTCGTATTACGGCTCCAGAAGGATTTGTTGCCGTTGATCACCTTGGCAAAGCATTAAAACTGGTAGACAGATTAGAATTCAGTCATAAAAACTTTACAGCACAGAAAGCATGGGATAAATGAGTTACGATATCAATAAAATTTTAGCAGAATATGCAGATGATGACTTTGGCTTCAGTGCCGTAGATGAAGTTGAGTATCAAGCAGTTATTGCAGAGAAAGACGAAACTGTTGAAGAGTACAAAGAAAGATTGCAACAAGTAGAAAAAATCATCATGCCTTTTCTGACTAATCTATATAAGACTGCAAGTCAACCATACATTCATTGGCCTAATCGTGGTCCTATCATTGAGAAACAAATGCAGAAGATTCTGACATTAACGAGGGGTTAATGATTACAATATCTGATTCTGCCGTAAAAAAAATCAAAGCAATCATTGCTGAAGAAGATCCTTCACTAAAGTTGCGTGTATTTGTGCAGGGTGGTGGTTGTTCTGGCTTTCAATATGGATTCACATTAGAAGAATTACCACCAGCAGATGATGACTTCACTTTTGAAAGAGATGGTGTTGGAGTCGTTATAGATAGTATTAGTATGCATTACATGAACGAAGCAGAGATTGATTATAAAGAAGATATGATGGGTGCTTCATTTTCAATCAAAAATCCAAATGTGACAGCAACTTGTGGATGTGGGTCATCGTTTACCATTTAAATAATTTTTGGAGATATTATGAAGGATTTGATAGTGGGTTGTGCGACCAACTACGATTGGTCAAAATTAAAGTATTGGGTTAATTCCATCAACGCATCAGGATTTGAAGGTGATAAAGTCCTGATTCTCATGAACTGCGACAAGAATACCGTACAAAAAGTAACTGACGCAGGCTTCTCAATCATAGCATTCGGTCAAGATAAAGACGGTAATCTGACATATCAATCAAACTTGATGGTTCATGTTGAACGTTTTATTCACATCTATAAACTACTCAAAGATAATGACTATCGTTTTGTGATTACCACAGATGTAAAAGATGTTATCTTTCAAAAGAATCCTGTTGAATGGTTAAAAGAGAATCTATCACAACAAGAAGATTTAGTATTTTCATCTGAAAGTATGAAATATAAAGATGAGCCATGGGGTCGTGAAAATCTAACACAATGCTACGGTCAAGGCATCTACGAAGATTTTAAGAACAATACAATCTTCAATGTAGGTGTTCTTGCTGGATATGGATATGCAATGAAAGATTTGGTACTCCAACTATTTTTAAATTGTATCAATCGTCCAATTCCTATCGTTGATCAAGCAGTATTCAATGTGATGATTTCAAGGCATCCTTATTTGAGTTCGTCAAGATATACTACATCCGAAGAAGGATGGGCATGTCAGTTGGGCACAACTGCCGATCCAAGTAAGATTGATGCATTTAGACCGTATCTATTAGAACCTTCACCTAAATTGGAAGGCGATAAAGTGTTGACATCTGAAGGAAAAGAGTATATCATAGTACATCAGTATGACAGAGTTCCAGAATGGAAGAAAGTGATTGAGGCAAAATATGACGACAAATAGAATAAAAGAATTATTTTGGGAACTTGAAAAAGGTTCTACTAAGTGGTCAGGCTACTTTGATGTTTATGAAAGATATTTAAAGAAGTTTGTTGGTAAAGCACCACGTATTCTTGAGATAGGTGTGCTCGGTGGTGGTTCAATTGAATTATGGTTAAAATATTTCGGTCCTGGAACTTCTGTAGTTGGAATTGATATCAATCCTGATTGTTTGAAATATGAATACAATGGTGATGTAAAAGTTGTCATGGGTAATCAAGGTGATCCTGTGTTTTGGGATGAGTTTCTTGCAACACAAAATAAATTTGATGTTGTGATTGATGACGGTTCTCATGTAATGCATCATCAAGTTACTACACTCAACAAAGTATTTCCACATATCAAAGAAGGTGGTGTGTTTATCTGTGAAGATACACATACAAGTTATTGGCCACAGCCATGGGGTGGGGTATTTCGTGGTGCTGGAACATTCACAGAGCATTCCAAACGTGTTACTGATATACTAAATCAGCAACACTTTCAGGGTGCACCAATTGCTGAAGATGTTTTGAACACTTATCATAATTTGTATTCTGTATCATTCTATAACAGCATGGTTGTGATGGAAAAAGAAGAACTAAAAACATTTGGTATTACAGATAACAAAGCAAACGTAGGGCGTGAACTATGAGAATAGCACTTTGTATAACTGGCCAGCCCAGAATGTGGGAAAAGGGTTTTGAATATCATTATAAAAACATCATCAAAGGCAATGATGTAACTGTATTTCTACATTCATGGGAAATGCCTGCTGAACAAATGCAAGCAATCTCATCAAAATATAATGCTTATAGTTTTAAAACATCACCAAACCCCACAATTGATTTATCAAAGTATACGAACACACCCCCACCATCACCAAACTGGAAAGTTAAAGATGGTCGATTTGCTACTTACTGTCAGTTGTATGCAATCAAAGAGTGTATGAAAACAAAACTTGAATATGAAAAATACTTTGAAATGAAATTCGATTGGGTAGTCAGATCAAGATTTGATTTTGCTATCAATACACGAATTCCTTTCGATACATTAAATCCAGATAAATTATACATTCCTAATTGTAGAATGACTCCAGGTCGTGATTTTGGTAATGATCAATTTGCATTTTCGTCATCAAACAATATGAACATGTATGCAGATGCCTTCAATCATATTGACACATTTTATAATCAAGGTGTACAATATATGATGGAAGATTTCATGAGTGCTAACTGGAAGATGCATGGACTAACTGGTGAAAATCTTGTTTACTGTGACATTAATCACCCATTCCCACCAGGACCATATAATGGAACATGGCATTCATTATTACGTGAAGATTTTGAGGAATGGCAAAAATAATACGTGAGCTTATGGGATACTCTAAAAGTGAAGTGAAACTAATGGAGGACAATGGTAGAATTTTTGTCCGAAAGTCTGGTGGTATCAACCGCAATTTAGAACGTTATGATGCTTTAGAACGCATTGGATTGCCTATACCAAAGATACTTGAAATAACAGGTCAATATTATGACATGGAATACATTCCAAATCTTGATGTTATAAATTATTTTACGACGAGTCAAATATGGGATTTGTCTGATTTCATCATTCAAGTTTTGGAGAAATTATCAGAGAACAGTATTGAAGCCGATTTCTCTCAGATATATTTTAACAAACTTGAACACTTCAGTTTTGGTGCATACAACCTACCATTCACAGCCGATGAACTCATAGCAAAATTACCAAAGTTTTTGCCTATGTCAGAGTATCATGGTGATTTTACTCTACAAAACATTCTATTCAATTCGTCCACAAAGAAGTTTGTTTTAATTGATCCGTTGACAACAGACTATGCTTCATATGTATTTGATATTGCCAAACTAAGACAAGATTTAACATGTAAATGGTTTATTCGTCAGGGTGGATATTTCTTTGACAGTAAACTAAAAATGCTTTACGAAGCATTGAGTAAATTTACTCACTATAATAATGATTACCTATTAATATTAATGCTAATTAGAGTCATGCCTTATTGTGATACTGTAAATGATCAAAACTATTTGAGAAATGAAATAATAAAATTATGGAAATAATTATGCCTTGTGCTGGTCTATCGACCAGATTTCCCGACATGCGACCAAAGTATCTGTTGACAGACTATTCTGGTGAAATGATGTTGAAAAAAGCAGCAAAGAATTTTATTGGAAAATACAATATCACTGTTGTATTGTTAAGAGAACATGTAGAAAAATTTGATGCTCTCAGAAAAGTTTCTGAGGCGTTTGATGGAAAAGTGCGTACTGTCATACTAGATTCGGTTACTTCTGGGCCGGCAGAAACGGTATATCTTGGAATAATACGAGGTAACATTGATTTAGACAACACAATTCTAATCAAAGATTGTGATGGCTTCTATGATGGAACTGTCTGTGAAGGAAATGTCATATACGTTTCTAAACTATCAGACAATCCAAACATAAGAAACGCACCAGCAAAGAGTTACACTATTTCAAATGAACAAGGTATAGTTAGCACAGTAGTTGAAAAGAAAATTGTCAGCAATCATTTTTGTGCCGGTGGGTATCAGTTTGAACGTGCTGGTGATTTCGTCGATACATTTCGTTCACTGTGGAGTACACATGATGGTGAGCCATTTGTATCAAATGTCATCGATAAAATGATTGCTGATGGTAAAGTTTTTGCGGAATCACCTGTAAATAATTTTATCGATGTCGGCACAGCACAAGATTGGTTTGAATACAACGATAAGCCAACATACTTCTGTGATATTGATGGAACTATTGTGAAGTCTAAAGATGATTATTATGCATCTACAGAGCCAATCGAACACAATGTTCGTGCATTATTGGAAAAAAAGAAAACAGGGTGTAAACTTATTTTTTGCACTGCCAGAAACAAAAGATACTATACAGTAACAAGAGCATTATTGGATTATCTAGGATTTCAAGATTGTGAATTGATTATGGAAGTTAATCATTCGAGAAGAGTCATAATAAACGATTTTGCTAAAACAAATCCTTATCCATCTGCTGTGGCAATTAATATACCTAGAGATAGTGATAATTTGGGAGAATATCTGTGAATGTAATGATTACTGGTGTTGCTGGTGGAATAGGCTCCACACTAGCATGGCAATTAAAGCAAAAGGGTTATAGAGTAATTGGTGTTGATAACTTCAACAATGGCTATTACGAAAATCTTTTTGAGGGTAAAGAGCATGTCTGTGATGAATTTTATGAACGAGATATTCGTGATGATATTTCTATGCAGTTAATTATGAATGATGAAAAGATCGATGTTCTTATTCATCTTGCCGCAATCACTTCACTTCCTTCTGCTGAAACTGATCCACGTGAAACAATTGACGTAAATGTTGCTGGCACAGCATCGTTACTTGATGCAGTTCGCAAGTCAAATATTAAACGAACAATTGTAGCAAGCACATCGGCGATATACGAAAACTCAATACACCCACCATTCAAAGAAACAGACTATCTTTATCCTAGATTAATGTATCCACTATCGAAAAAGATGGTAGAAGATTTGATTGAGTCGTATATCGTAAATTATGGAATGGATATTGTTACACTCAGATTCTTTAATGTGTTTGGTCCACGGCAAGATATTCATCGTGAAACGCCACCTTTACTGAACTACATCACTAAATGTGTTGCTGGAGGTGGTAAAGCAACTTTCTATTCAACAGGAACTCAACAGAGAGATTATGTGTATGTTGATGATGTAGCAGATATAATTACACTTTCTATGGAAGTACCTGATGCTGCTGGAGAAACATTTAATGTCTGCACTGGCACACTAACTTCTGTAAGAGAAATTGTGGAATATGCAGAAAAAGCATATGGTAAATTTGAACACAAGTTTATACCGGCAGAAAAGTATTGGGGTGCTTACAAACATTTACATAAGGGAAATCACCCATTAAAACCAGAAATTATTGCTAAAGAAGTAAACAAGTTTGCTGTCGGTTCATATCAACGAGCAAAAGATATTCTTGGTTGGAATCCAAATACAAATATTGAAGAGCTGATGATTAAAACATTTAAAGAAAGTTTGGAGAGATTAAATCAATGAGTATCATACCACAACAGCAGTTGTTCATCGTAACATCTGCATTATACCCACGAATGGGTGTTATTAGTCGTGAAGAAAGATTTCTACAAACAATTGAGGGCCTAAAATCATTGCGTGAAAAATGTCCAGAAGCAATCGTCATACTTGCAGAGGGATCACCCGACAAAGTAAGTGAAGAGAAAATAAAAGCCCTGTCGGAATATGTTGATATGGTAGCAGATTTTTCTGGTGACAAAGACATAGCACAGTTTGCGGCAATTGGTAGAAAAAGTGAGGCAGAGAATGTACTGCTGCTCAAGACGATGATGTTGTTTAGACAAGAGCCTAATCTAATGAAGCTACGTCATTCATTGAGTCGTATCTATAAAATATCTGGACGAACAATACTCAATGATGGATTTGATATTATCGATCACAATCATTTTGGTAAATATGTGTTCAAGAAACGTATGCCGACATGGCTGCAAGGTGAACGTGCAGAGATTTTTACAGATTTATTGATTACCAGATTATTCTCATTGTGTCCAAGTCTGATTGATGACTACATGGTGATGTGTCAAAGAAACATAGGTGTCAATATTGATGCTGGTGTGGATACCGAACATGCCCACTTTTTCAACATGAATCTTGACTATCTCATAGAACTTGACGATATTCACTGTCAAGGTACAATGGCCAGCACTGGAGCAACGGAAATCTACTAAATACTAAATAACAGAAACAACTGCCGCAGAGGTAGAGGGATTATGAAATTTAGAGATTTTCTACGTGAACAGAAAGAGAGACATGCTGTCCTGGCTTTTGGACGCATGAATCCAATCACAAATGGGCACGAAAAA